TCAGATGGTTTTCAGTATGCGATCGATGTCGCCGTCATCGCCCTGGTTTCTGCCATCGTATGCCATGCCAGCTGATACGGCTTGCGGGCTGTGCATGTCCATAAAGTTTTCAAAGGCTGCGGTAAGCTCTGGTGCAACCTTTGGGCGCTCCTGCTCTATGGTCATGTTCAGGATTTCACGAGCATTATCGACGCTAATACATGGCACGTTTGCCATTGCACGTAACAGCGGCTGATAGTCTTTATGCTCATGAAGCGCCATAATCGCATCAGCGCGCGGCTTGTCCTGCTCTTCCAGTTTGTTTAGTTGATATACGGCCTCATAGGTTGATAAACCTCTGTCAGCCATTGCCCGCGCTTCGGCTTTAAATTTACTCGCCAGCGGTAGCGTCATGATGCTTTCATTCGTTGCCATCGTTCCCCCTGCTTATCGGGCCAGCGGCTGAACGGATACGCCGGAACCCGCAAAGGCGGCGCATTTTTTCGCATCGGTGTCGACGCTCTCAGGCCAGTTAACGGCGGCAATATTGAATATCCCCGTCTTGTAACACTGTGCTGATTTCTGCTTTGACGTGTCCACAGGGTACGAGGTCAGATAAACAGCCTTGCCAGATTCCTTACCATCCCACGGCTTAAACTCGCCATTGTCCGCCAGCATCAGCGGGGTAAATTCCTGAATAACGCCAGCATCAGCGGCAAAATGTACCAGCGTCGTGGCGACCTGCTGACTGCCTGCAAATAACTCAATGTATGGAGTGTCCATAGAATCCCCCGTTAACCAATTTTGACGGTAACAAATTTGCGAATATCTGCCGGAACCGGCTGCGGTGCGCTGTGCGTCTGCACGTACTCAATCGCCGGATCGCCGTCCTCAATCCAGTTTTTCGGGTAAAACATGTTTTGCGTTGCGCCCGTTCTTACTGCGTCCTGATCCATAATCGCACCATAGGCCACCAGCCCTTTATTGTTGGTGTTGCCCAGGACAAGCAAATCAGGCTCAAGGAAATATTTTTCTGTGCCGTCGCTGTCAGTGTATTTGCCGGAATAGACGATAAGGGCAATATCGCCCAGATAGCCTTTAAAGCTCACCACTTCGCCCAGGTTTTTACAGGCCAGCTCTGCGGCGGACTCTGAACCACGGGAAAGATCGTACAGCTCACGGAATTTTTTAAAGCTGCGTAACGTTCGCCATACCTCAGCGCCCATAATCATGACGTTTGCGGGGCAACCAGCCTGATCGGCGTATAGTTCGATATCATAGATTGGATCGTGGGTTTCTTTGTCCTGCTCTGACCATTTTTTCCCGTCGGCCTGCTCTATGATGTTTTTTTCCGGTATCTTCCAGTCGATTTCATAGCGCTCTATGCCTTCGCCTTCAATGATGTTTTTTCCGGTCGTTACCGCATTTACCGCCAGCCATTCCACGCGCGCTTTTATGGCGTTTATCTGGCGGCGCATATTGCCAGTAATCAGGCGCATACGGCGATAGGTAGGGTCGTTAAGCTGTGCCGGATCTTCTCCAGCCATGCGCATGATGGTTTTCGTTGGATCGATTTCGTGCTTTGGCTTCATGTAGCCAGGTTTAATCGTGCTGGTTTCGTACCCTTTATCGCGCTGAACCTGGCTACCCACCATAGGCGAACAAAACGCCGACATGGTGACTTCTTCAATGTCCAGGGTATCCAGCATGATGTTTTGCGTGCTGAATGTCGCCACGTTCGGGAAAAACAGCGTGGTAAACAGCGGACTGAATTTAAATTCCGCAATATCCCCGCGATTCAGGTACGCAAAAAGCTGGTTAGTGTTAAGTGCCATTGCTTTTACTGCCATTATTCACCCCCATGAGTCTGATTTATGCCCAGCGCCGCGCGTAAATAGGAGCGTACCTGCCAGCCTGTTGACGGCTCAACCATCGCCAGCGGATCAAGTCCTGCCGCAATGCCTGCTTTTACGTTCTGCTGGTGGCGTTCCTTGAGCGCCTTCACGATGTCGGGGCTTATGTACACCGAAATACCGCCTTTTTTCTCTTCAGCCATAGTAAGAAATTCCTCTTTGACTTAAAAAATCATAACTGGATGTTCATCCAGTTATGATTATAATCATGATTGCATTTTGTGCAATGATATTGAGTTGTGTTGCAAATTATGAAATGATTATCCCGATCATGTGTGTCAGTGCACCAAAAAACCTCATATGCAAAAGCCCGATAAGCCACCTCTGACCTTATCGGGCTTTTTTATCTGCCTGCAAAGATGTCGAACAAAAATTAACCACAACCATCATCTTTTTTGCATCAAAACAATTAAAAACAATAAATTACGCTCATGATGATGATGACGATAAAATCACAAAAATGCGCTTTTTTCCGCGCCTCCCGCCCCGTGTTCAGGCCCACCCCGCCAGGAGAACCCGTAAAAAAGCCGGATTGCTCCGGCTTCTGTCACTCGTCGCTTAAAACGGTATGTTATCCCCGTACGGATCATCGTTACCCGCCTGTTGTTTTGCCCTGTTCAGTGCGTCAGTAGCCTGCCCCTGCTGGCCTTTTTTGCCGCCCGGTCGCGCCGTTCTCGCACTGATTACGCTGTCTGCGATAACCTGCCAGCCCTGCCGCGTTTCGCCGTTCTGGCCTGTCCACTGGCTTACCTGCATGTTACCCGCCACGCTCACCAGTTCGCCTTTGTGGTGTTTTGCCAGTGCGTCGGCCTGTCTGCCAAACGCCAGGACGGATAACCACATCGTCGCCGTTCCGTCATCTGCCTGGCTGCACGGAAGGGGGACCGCCATACTAGCCATCGTCATTTGTGTACCCTTGCTGGTGGTCTTTAACTGCGGGTCAGCCACCAGCCGCCCGTAAGCCGCTATCTGTGCTGTCATGCTGTCTGCTCTCCGGTTTTAACGTTGATGGTTGTCACCTTTTCCGCTTCGGCAATCTCCCGTTCTGTCATCGTGGCAAAGTTTGCCGCCGCCGTTGTCATGAATGCGCTTATCAGTTCGGGATGTGCTTTTGCATATCCTTCCCCCGTGTTTCGGTCGATGATTTTTATCGCCACTCTCAGCCAGTGCTCTGTAAGGTCAATAGCGCGGTAGTGTGGTTGTTTGCGGTTTGACTTCATAGTTCAGATCTCAATTTTTCGTATATATATACAAAACAGTGCGGGTTATGCGGGTTAGCGGGTTATCTTCTCTTGCTAAGTATTTTTTATTCCTTAATATCAATATATTACAAAATTAACTGTATACTGTTTAGCCGGGGCGTAACCCGCAAAATGCTCAAAATAACCCGCAAACGGTTTTTTTCTGCGGGTTACGCGTGGCTGTTTGCTGTCACTTCCTGTTATTCATCTGCGGGTTATAATCGCACTTTTGCGGGTTATAACTGCCGTTTTGCGGGTTACGTGCGGGTTATTAATTTCCTTTTTATTCATGTAGTTAATGCACTTATACACAGGATAACCCGCATAACCCGCAACTTTTCACCTCACACAGGGGGGGGTAATCTTCTGCCTCAGGCTGGAACATCAGTACGTAAAAAACATGCTGCTTCCCCCCAATTTTGCCGAGCGCCTTTTTCTTGTAACGGCGATCGTTACCCGCTTCCAGCATTCCTGCAGCACTCAACGCGCGGGCAAAGTGGGACGGGTTAAATCCCTGTGCGATCTCCCCCTCAAACACATGAGGAAACGTGTAAAAACGGAACTCATCATCTTCATTTCTGATACTCCCCTTTCTGTATCCGGCAAGGTCTTTAATCGGTAAATCACGTTCATCACTGTTTGGGTAAGGAAGGTATCGACTGAACCCGAACGACGACAAAAACGCCTCAGCCTGTTCAACCATCTGTTTAAATTCCCTGTTACCCGTGCCGAACTCCTTCACCCAGGCATTAAAGTTATGCTGTATTGCGTCCCGGCATTCCTGCGCGGCCCAGCCAGTTACATGACCGGAAAGCACAAGCGCGGCCTCCAGTATGGCGAAACGCTCACCCACGCGGTGGACCTGCTCGCCGTAGCTCTCCGGTATCAGGTTGCGCCACCGTTCGCGGCATTCCCTTACCGTATCCTTTGCCTCCTGCTGGTGGCCTGCCAGCCATTTAACCCACTCACGACCCGCTGCCCCGTGATTTTCTGTCCAGGCATCCTTTAACGCGTCTGCGTGCGCCTTTCCGGTGCTGTATTCGTGAAAGTGCGTGGCTTTTTCCATCGGAACGTTAAGCAGGCGGACAAGCTGCCCCGCTTTGACTTTTATCCCCTCCGTTTTGAGGAATGTCTCAACGTCCATTTCTCCGGTGCTGATTGCCACCGTGCGCCAGTGTTTTATCTCCCGGTTGCCGCCGTCCTTCGCCCCCTGTAATTTCCCGGAACCGTTAAACAACGTATAGGCTGACGTGGACACCTCCCGCGCGTTTCCGGCCTGGCCTATTTCATCCAAGGGTAACAGCCCGTCGTTGTGCGACTCTGCCTCGTTAGCGATACCTAACGCTGTGCCGTACCAGGTCAGCCGTTGTGAGTCTGGCTCTCCCCATAAACTTGATGCGATGTTCTGCGTGGTGGTTTTCCCTGCCGATGACTGTTCGAAAAGATGTACCCCGAAGCCGTCAGCACCAACAAGGCCAATCAACGGTGCTGCCAGTGACGTGGCAATACCCAGCATCATGGACGGATTGCCACCAGCCAGCCGCGCCACGCTGTCGCGCCAGCCCTCCGCCGTACCCGCAACCGAATAGCCATTAATAGCGGCACTTTTTCCGGTAAACAGGATCGGTTTTTCAGAATCACCAATGATTGAACCGTCCGGCATGATGTACGCGTCAAAATGCCAGCCCGTTGTTGTGCTTAACTGCCATTCCTCATGGCTTCCGCTTAACTGCATCCAGTCAGCCAGGATAGCCCTGTATTTGCCGTTTGTTGTCACGTTCAGCCCGTGATCTTTAAGCAACCGCCAGCCGTCACGGTCGCCAATGCCACCACACGGGATCGCCATTGTGATGACTTCATGATTTGCTAATTTTTTCCAGCGCATGACGCGGTAATGCTCTTTACCGATCGTCCCCGTTCCCAGTAGTTCAAGCGGAGAACATAACCACGTCTCAGGCCGGATAATTTCGCCTGACTGCTTATCCACTTTGGGCGTTACCCAGAAAACACCATCGGCGCGACTTTCAACGCGTGGCTTTAATTCGTCATCGCTATGGCTTCCGGTATCTTTTTTCTTTACCGGAAACTCAATAACCAGACCATCAGAAAGATTCTGCCGTTCACGGGCCAGATATTCGCGCCAGTTCTCCACCTCCTGACCGTGCATTCCATCAGGGTAAAAATTTGCATCCTGTACGCCTGCCGCCGCCAGCTTCTGACCAATCGCCTTGATCATTACTGGCTCAAGATGTCCGGCCCTGAATATGCGTACTGATTTTCGGCCTTCCGGCACAATTTGCAGCTTATCCAGTTCGGCAAGTTGTTGCTCTCCAAGCCAGACAGGAGGCACGTTATCGCCAGCCAGTCGCCCGTCCTGTTCCTGCCACTGTTTCGCATGTGCCCAGGCATCACTACCCGCAAAAATGATGACTTCCGTCATTTTGTCACGTGGCTGGTGTTTTAAATTTGGCGCTTTTTTCATTTCTGCTCTCTCCACGCGGCAATCATGTTTTTCAGTTCCTGTAGTTTTTTATCCACATCCACACGTGACACATGGTTATTTCTGGAAGTCGGGATTTCCCGCCTGAATCTGCTAATAAAGATCTCCACGTTCAGCGAACTAAGAAATGAATAGCCATCACGAATAAAATACACACGGTCAAACATCAGTTCTTTTACCGTTACTCTGTTGCCGTTCTTATCCAGATAAATAGCGCCGGGGATAATTTTGGGGTGTGCATAACCGCTGGCAGTCAAGCCAGATAAATATGTTCTCATGATTATTTATCCCCGATTTGAATCAGTATTCGCTTTCTTTATAGCATTTAATGCATCTGTGGCATTTTCAATGGTGCACCGTAACGAAATATCAAAATGTCCAAGCATTGCCAGTAACAAACCGATATTACCCATATCAATGCGCATGGCCTTTTCGTCATATTCCTTATTTTCTGACGCATACCACATCAGGCTACCAATTGACGCAACAGCCATTGATATATTGTCAGTAGCCGCATCCGCAGCAGAATAAACCTTTTTAGCAATATCATGCTCACAGTTAAAATGCGGATTAATCAGGTACTGGTAATTGGTCATGTCAGGCATGGCACACCTCCTGACGAATACGGGCGGCGAATACAGCAACACAACCGGACGGGCAACGGCTACGCGCTTCGCGTTCCGTCCAGGCGGTTACGTGGATGATTTGAGATTCTCCGGCACTTAGTGCCAGAAAACGCCACACAAAGGCAGTTTGTGTGTGTACAAGGTGTGGTATATGATTTACGGCAACCATAACGGCTCCTAGTTTACGTTGTTGGTTAGACGCCCTGCATGTGTTGCGAGCACTGCGGGGCGTTGCTTAATTTGAGTGACAAAACTCAAACTGTGCGCACAGATTAAAATCATGTGTGCGCACATGTCAATACTTAACATCTCATTTTTTTTGCTGTATTGTGTGCGCCCATAAAGTCCATTTAAGTGAGGTGCATCAATGTCTAGCGGTAACACAAACAACAAATCAGCAAAGAAAAATATTCGATTCCCACATGAGCTTATAGATGGGATTGATGCCAGCGTTGAACAAGAAAAATTAACTAATCCTAGTGCTAATTTTTCCGCATGGGTCTTAGATGCCTGTGGACGCAAATTAAAATATGAACAGCGCCGGAAGGCCAAAGAATCAGAATAATCACTATCAGCGCCGTGGTGTGAGGTACTACGGCGCATTGCTTTACAGGCGCACACAATGACCAACGAAGAATCAACCGAAAAAACATCACCTGCACGAAAAAGACGACGCAGAAAGAAAGAGCATGAATCAGAACGATTCGCGCCATGTGCTTTTGCCCTTGAGCAATTCCTTAAAGAGTACAGGGAAACGCGCTCATTGCAGGTATGGCAACGAACTGAACCAGACTGATTGCATTGCCCACCAGCCAGCAAATCGCTATGATGTTCGGGCTTATGTTTAGTGTTTTCCCATTGGCGACCGCCCCAGGTCGCCTTTGTTTTATGTGTCATATGTTCCCCCTACGCTGCCTTACCTGAATTAATACGATCCCTGCTTTTAACCCATTCCATAACCTCGGACAGCAGCCACCCTACAGAACGACCGCCCAGATTAAGACGTGACGGAAAGCGCCCTTTTTTCTCCAGTTCGTAACGTGTAGTGCGGCACACTCCAGTTAACTTACGACATTCATCCTCACGGATTACGCGATCTTCATTTATTTCACGCATACAAAAACCTACATAAAAATTACGTATATAAACTTTTCTCTTAGCTGTAGATATATGAGATCGGATATTACTTAGATTCTTTTTCACCTCTTAAATTAAAAACACAACCATGCTAAAGGCTTTGTTCGCTAAGGTTCGTAGAAGCTCGTTAGTGTTTAAAATCGTGTCACGAGTTTTTAAGCGACGCAACAAAAAATGTCGTTATTTGGCATGACACCTGAATTACCTCATTAAAAACAAATAGATAAACCATCAGGTGTTGGAACAATCAAGAAACAGAGAATAAGAACTAAGAAGAAGACATTTCAAATTTTTTCAATACTTGACACATATAAATCGTCGATATTTGCCGATATTCGACGATTTATTTTAGAGGGCCATTTTTCGCAAGAAAAACAGCCGTAATTTGTCAAGAATTTTGGGAGTAAATTCTCGGGGTCATAACAACGATTTTTTCATCATTGTTCTGGAGAAGCTCGAGACGCTCAACCCATAGATTAAGAGCGTCACGTTTTGCATCGAGATAACGGGAGTGATTATAGACTCGTTGCATTCCTGGCAACTGGTGCGCGGTTAGCTGCTCCACTACATGAGGATCCACGCCTAAATCGTTCAGCATCGTTGTAAACGTGTGCCGGATGTCGTGCAACGTCCAGGGGGCTTGATTAATACGTCTGTGTGCCGTTCTTCCGTACTCTGATACGGATGATTGCCCTTTCAGTTCTCCGAGCAATAATCCCGTGTGCCTGTTCTGCTCCACCAGCTTCGTTACGAACGGCAAGATCGCTTCCGGTATTGGCCTGAATATTGCTACCTTCGTTTTGCTATGTTCTTTCGGCACGGTCCAGAGCATTTCTTTAAAATCCCATTCCTGGACCTCAGAGCGTCTTAGCTCAGTGGTACGACATCCGAAGACAATCAGGAGGCGAATCAGGGCGCTGTAGTACGGTGGGTAAATTTTTTCATCCAGGGCGCGGAGTAATTCCCCAAGCTCCTTGTTTGTTAGTATGCGCTCGCTTATTTCTGCTTTTTTCCCAACATCACCTACAACCATATCATCTAGAACGTTGGTAATTGCGTAGCGTCGTTTGCGGCAGTACTTAAGCGCCTGCTTGCATACCTGTAACAAAAATCCTGCTGATACCGGATTACGCTTAGCAAGCTGATCAAAACAGGTCAGCCAGTGGCGTAGCTCGCATTTTTCCAGCGGCATAGCACCAATATGGCTGATTATGTGTGTATTGATCCGGCTTTTCAGAGATTCGTAATCTGTGCGCTTTTCCTTCGCGTACGATTCAAGCCAGTAAGTGAGCGCTTCCTTAACCGTAACAGGTGATAACGCTTCCTGTACGGTGTGATTAAGCTCATGGCGTGGATTTTTACCCTCAGCAAGCCAGGCGCGACACTGCGACGCTTTTTCCCTGGCTGCTTTCAGGCTCAAATCTGGATAATTTCCCAGCCTCAGACGTTCAGGGGCTACCTTCCTGCCTGTTCCGGCCCTGTAAGTGAAATACCAGGTTAACAGGCCATTGGTTGAATGCCTTACGCTAAGGTTGCCACCATCATTAAAAAAGGTGTTTTTTGTGGTTGGTGATCCGCTTAATTTTCGTAAAAGAGTGTCGCTAAGTCTATGAATTGCCCTGCTCAT